AAGAAAAAAAGAGGTGATTTTATAGCCTTAACCTCTTTTTAGTTCTTAATGGAATATGTCCTGTTTTGCTTAACTCGATCCATCGCATTCTCATCTCAAAATTAAGGTATTCTAAGCGTTTCTCTGCATTCTTTATTTTATACCTTAATGTATAGATTTTTTTATTTATTTTTCTTTGTTCTCTGTTCCATTTTCCGTAGGCTGCCATTTTTCTAACCTCGTTTGTTTAATGTATGGTTCTTCTATTGTCCATTCTTCTTCATCGTCATCTTCTAATTCTTCAAATGGCTCGTATAATACTCCACCTTCATCGTAGTCTTTACTGTTTACTTTTCTTATGAACTCTCCGTTTAATAGAGCTTCCCACGGTATTTTTTTAATGTCTTGATATATTACTTCGTTTTCTTTGTAGTCTCTGCTTCCGTGATGGAATTTTTTTGTAACAATAAAAGGCTCTAACATTTTAGAGCCTCTGTGTTGCTTCTGGAGCAAAAGTGAAAGTTGTTTCTTCTGCTTTTTGTTTTGAAGCTTTTTCGACAGCTTTGTTGAAGTTATCGAAGTTTTTGTAGAATGTTTTACCTTCTGGTGTTTTGAAGCGTATTGCGTTCTTTGCCATTTCTATTTTTAGACAGTTTTTCATGTAAGCTGTTGCTTCTGGGCTGTTATTTGTTTTTTGTTTTTTTTCCATTTTATTTTTTCTCCTGAATTCCTTTTGGGAATTTCTATTGTGTCTTTGAGCGAGTGCCAGATAAAGATTTAAAGCCTTAATTGGCTTGACCCTAGTGATCTAGGGGGAATTTTTACTTGGTTAGCGAGTGTGCCAATTAAGAAATTCCTTATAAAGGGGGAATGATAGGAGAAAGTAGAAAAAAAAAAGAAAAATATATATATGAGGAAGCAATACCTAGCTTAAAATGGCTGAAAACTATTATACACTGAAAAGACAGGCAAACCAGTTATTACTCAAAACACTTAAATACTTGCAAGCTAATCCTAAGAAAGCTGTAGCTGTTCCAGCTTTAACAATAGAGTTTCAGCGAGATTTTGGGTTTACTCAAAGAACTTTACTTAAGATGTTGCAGGCATATATTGAAACAAATCAATTAATTATTATAGATAATCATGTTCAGTTAGGCACTAATGTACAAAAAGAAAAATAAGAAAATGAAAAAAAATAAAATGGATGTAAATAGTATTCGAGAAGATATGGAACACCTTATTTATAAAGTTGAGGCGCAGGTGTTCACAGAGAAGATTAGTTCTAATGTAACAAAAGATCAGTTACGACGTATCAAAAAACATGTTAAAGATAATCCCGACTTGTATACGAATCACGCTCACTACATCAGGGTAGCTGTCATGCGACAGATACGTTTAGATGATGAACAAATGAGGGCAAGAAAGGTGAAAAAATGAATACGAAAGAATTTAGTGAAAGTGATTACTTAACTGCTGAGATAGTTAAGAATAGTCCAACAAAAAGAGCTACAATAATAAGTGATGCTACCAGCACGCCAGTAACTTTTGACGGCATCACAAGAGACCGGTTAGGTTTTGAAGTAGAAATTGACGGCAAAAAAAAATCTTACAGGCCGAATAAGGATACTTTGAAAAATATTCAGGAAGCCGCAGGATTTGAAAGCACGAAGTGGGTAGGTAAAGTCCTGAACTTAAGTGTGGTTAAGTACATGGGTAAAGACAGCGTTGTAGCAACCATAGAAAAATGAACTGCATACTAGAATGTCCGCATTGTCAAAAGGCTTTATTGATACGTTTAGAAGAAATGGATGAGAAAGACTTAAATATTAATGTGATTTAATCTTTCAAACCTAGTTTTTTAGCGATGTACTCAATTTTTTCAGCATTAGTTGCGAGTAGTTTGTAAGCTTCCTTTTCAGGATTAACTGTTGGCGGTAAAGTTTTCTGATAATTTTTAAAATTTTCTTCAAGTTCTGTATCTTTACCATTACAAACTATTCTTTCCATTGCTTTAAAAACATCACTGGTTGTGTCCGAGTTCACGAACTTTGCTTTAACGGTGTCCCCGTCTTTATAATACACTATTTTATCTGCCATTGTTTTAACCCCACGCTACATAATTATACGTTACTCCATTTTTGTTAGGATCGCTATCATTACCATTATCATCCACAGTGAAACCATCTGCATCTACGCTGATGATTCTATCATCTACGGTTTGGTGAGTGCCATTACCCCAGTGAGCTATAGCCCAATCACTAGTCATTTGATCACTCATCTGAAATATGTGCAAGTTGCTTAAATCTGTTTGTTGATCTTTCCATATCATTACGAATTTAACAGCGAAACCTATGCCTGTTATAGCTTGACTGGTGCTTCCGTCACCAGTGTATTGACCGCTTTTAAAACTGCTTCCGCCGCTTGCTGCTGCCCAAGTTGGCACGCCACTAGCTAAGGTTAGGACTTCACCATTACTTCCAACTGCTAGTCTGATCCAGTTGCTGCCGTTAAAGTATAGGACATCACCAGTTGCCTCATTAGTGATTGTTAAGTCCGTAACAGTAGTTACACCTGCGTTTGTGAAGTTTACATCACCAGTAATTGCTACACCAGTAGGGACATTAGATGCATTACCAACATACAAGTAAGCTGAAGTTAAGCTTCCCATAGCATTATCATCCACGTACTTTTTATTAGCTATGTCAAGATCGTTCACAGGCGTTCCTGTTCTTCCCTTGCTATGATCTCCCGATTGATTAGGGATTACTATACCTGGAGCTATAGGAATTCTGGGTGGTGGCATGTTCTTATCCTCACGCTTAACACCTCGCATGACTCTACCCGTTCTACCCATTACCATTTATAAACCTACCTTTTTCCTACGAGCATACAAGCTACCATCCTCAGGCACGAGATTCATTTGCCTTCCCTCATGTTTTGAGTCAGCATCTAAACCAGTTACCACAGGCCAAGCTCGCTTAAGCTCTTTCTCACCAATAGTATTAGCCATTATGAAATTTAAGCTGCTTGAATTACGAGTCCGTAAGCGATGTTATCACCACTACCAATCACGACCTTATCAGCCACGAGCATAGTGCCGCAACCAAAAGTCATACGGGAAGCAAACTCATTAGCACTGACATAAATGACATCACCCACGATAGTACCATTATCAGCACCAGTACCATCATCATTCACGTCACCATCACACTTCCAATAATTCTGCAAGTAAGTAGCTTCAACACTTTCAGGTGCATACATGGCACGCCTGACTTCTTCCTCACTCAGGGCTGCTGCCGCAACAGTACCACCCCAATAAGCCACCGGCCCGATGTAACCTTTAAACTCTTGAGTTAAGTTACCAGCACCATCCATTTCAGCAGCACCAATACTGCCAGAGTCTAGGCCTGATAGTAAGCTTGCCCAAGCACCAGGATTAGTTCTAGTAGTCCAAGTCAGGGTTTGTAAGATTCCATCAATATAGATTTTGAGTAATGTTCCGTCTTGCACAACAGCTACATGATGCCAACGATGAGGTTGAATCGAGTTAGCTGGAGTGTTCACGTCAATCAAAGTTGTAGTATTATCCACAAGCACGAATTGAACAGTACCAGCCTCAATAGTAACCTGCATGTACTCAACCACCGATGCGTCACCAAAAGAGAAAGCAGTATAAGTACCAGTACGGTCAGGCACCATCACCCAACAAGCCATACAACCCTTAGTATGAGCACCAGCAATAGCCGCCGCAGCTGCAGCATTAACCTGAATCTGATCATCAACAGCTCCACCAAGCCATCGAGTACCATTAATTGTAGGATGAATACTGCCAACAACAGTGTATATATCAGTTGTCGCCATCTTCTACCACCTCAGGTTCAGGCTCGGGATCCGGTTCTGGAACGCTAACGCCTCGCTCAGCTAAACGCTTCTTCATCATTTCATAATTTTTTTTCAGCTGTGCTCGCTGAGAGGAAGATTTAGATTCATCTTCCATCCCAGCTTTATAAGCAGCTAAAAATTTTTCACAAGTTTCTATAGTCATTTTCTTTAAGTTATCGTGTCTGTTATGACGTGCACCGCTCTAGGATCGGTCAGTATCGCTTCACCCTCTTCCCAGACTCTAATCTTCTTACCAATTCCAGGATCATCAATCACTGCGCTAGTGATTCCTGTGAATTGTTTCCAAGTACAAGCCCGTTTAGGAACGAACATGACTACTGTGTCTGCACTCATGTTAGCACTTACGATTACCTTAACACCTAAGATTTCCATCACGACACCAGTCCTGACTTTCTCACTAGCAAACTGAGGAATACTACTTCCTTTAACGCTAATCAGCCACTGAAGTAAATGCGTGTAATCTGTTGGGTGCAAGTACATAGCAACATCACTTATGTCATACCTGTATGTTCGGATTTGTTCCAGGCCATTAGTGATGTCTGTCACAGGATTTCCATTGGTTAAATCATCCCATCCAGTTCCTACAGCAGCAGCAGTATTCACATTACCACCAGTACCTAAAGCATCACCTAATACAGCAAGTATTCTTACGTCTACCTGATTAGCTACAGCCTTAACTAAATCACGCACGTTAGTTGCTAAAATATCTATATCACAATCTTTAATATCTTCAATAGATATTAATGGAGATTCAACAAAATACTTTCTTACATAAGATGTCTGTCTAGTCCAAGACTGTTCAACAACTACAGGTATAGCACGCTCAGCAACATTCGCGATCTGCGATGCTGTTATACCAGTAGTATCTACTGAATCCAGAAAACCTGCTGTTTTCTTGTACCACCTTATTTCCCTCGCTTTCGTATTAGATACAGTAACCCACCTTTTTAAAACAAGAGCTTCATCTGCGAAGCCTTTCGCCAACTTATCAATATCAATACCCCTGATTTCAGCTTGTCCACTTGAGTCTGCCATTATGCCATATCCCTCGATATAGGTCTTAACTCAATCAAGCCAGTTTCCGTATCATTAAAAGATTCAAGCGCAATACCTAAAAGGTTATCGCCAGCAGCACCAATCGGAGCCACTTCGTTAGCCGCACCAGTACTAGAGTGCGTATCAACACCTTGACCTGCAGTTATGTTAGCACCTGCTAACACTTTAAAGATTCCATGTCTATAAACTGCCAGTTTAGTTTTACCATCGCTAGCAATTTTTTCCTCAGCTGCAATACCTGCGATGATGTCACCATCACCATCAGACAAACTTGCAGTCATTGGATCAGTCATTTTTAGAATTGCGCCTTTCTCGATCCCAGTACCATCTGCTACTGTGAACATGACAGGCGGCTGATATTCCATTATTAGGGTAGCCTCGTTTGCCATTGTACAGTTATTAAAGACTCAGAACTATTTAAGCTTTTCTATCTCCGACAGTTTCCGAACAGCTAAATCATACATTTCCTTCTGTACTTTAAGGCTTTTCTTATGATTATCCATTAAAGCTTTAGCTTCGTCTCTGACCGCAGTCCAGATTTCTTCATCCTCACTAATGATCCTAACAGGCACTTCATCCTTTTTCTCCTTGCTCATGGTATTTCACCAGCCAAAACCTTATCAGCATACTCCTTATTAGACAACTTACCCTTTTTAGGATCCTTAACCTCACCCTCACCATCAAGCATAGCATCTACCCTTTCCGCCTCAATCTTAGCCTGATTAGCAGCGAACCGCTTATTCGCTCTATCCAACTTATCAGCAGCCTCTTCAAGCCAAGCCAGCATACGCTCATCACGCTCTTGACGCAAAGTCTTAGGTTTCTCATCTTCTTTAGTCTCCTGTTTAGGAGTATCAATATCTTGCTGTTCCATTTTAATCACTTCTCCTGGTACAATCCGAAACGGATAACCATACCCCAGATACCAATCTGGAAGCCTATAATAATCTTTGCTTTCTTCGCCGTTCTTGGCGTTACAATATCAAATTTTGGACTCATCTTTTATCACCTCAATAAACCAAATCCAAGAGTAGAACGACCACCACCACCCGCACTACTAGTCTGCTGTTTATACTGTTGCTCTAATTCAAGCACAGCTTTACGATACTCAAGCCAAAACTCAGCAATACGCTTACGCTCCTCTTCCTCAAGCTTACGCTGTCTTTCACGCTCTTTACGCCAAAAAGCAGCCTCACGCTCATAAGCAGCCCTTTCACCAGCACGATCACGAGCCTTACTAGCCTCTCTAGCAGCCAACTCCCACTCAAGCATCTGTTTTCTTTGCTGATTATAGTAATCAATATTAGCTTTATACTGATCAGCTTCTTGCTGACGAACACGCTCCCACTTTTGATCCTCACTTTCACCAGTTTGATTCTGAACAACTTTATCAGCATAAATTTGTTTATAAACATCAGACTGTAAACGAGCAGCTTTATAATAATCATTCAAGTTACCCAAAACATTACCATATGGAACTTTAGCAGTAATCTGTCGCCATACACCCGGATCCAAAATTTCATCCTGCAATGCAATAGCCTCAGCAGCTCCCTGTAAATCATTATTCTGCAAAGCAGTTCTAGTAGCAAAACCAGTAGTTTGTAAAGCTTCTTCTTTAATAAACCCAGCAAAAGGATAACTACCAATAGCACCCAAAATAGCCCCAGCAACAACACTAGGACTTTTAGCATACCTAGCAAGTTTACCAAGCCAAGAAACCGTTTTTTTACTAGTAGCAGTATTCACAGCTATCCTACCAGCAGTACCCTTACCACCAGAAAGTCCCAAAGTACCAACTTTTAAAGCATCACCAGCTTTTGTACCACTCATTAAAGTACTTAATTGATTAGTACTTAAGGCAACACCACCTACACTTAAAAGAGGTGATACAATACTTGTTAAAGCAGATCTTGTAGGATCAGCTCGCATCAAGCCCAACTGATCTTGAATTTGAGCTTTAATCCAACCCGAAACACCACCTTCCGTATTAGGAGCAAAACCACCTGTAGTTGCCATATCACCAGTACCCTGAAAAGTACCATCTTTAAACATCTCAGCTCCAGGCTGAACTTGTGCTTCATGAGGCGTTACCTCAAAAGGACTTAAAGTAGAAACTTCAGGCATAGTAGCCTGTTTATATTTTTCAGCAAAAGCATCACTCATTCCCAATTCAGTAACACTAGGAGACTGGCGAGGCATATTTAAAGCAACAGTATCACCACCACTCTTAACCAAAGGATATTTACTTGGAGTTTGACCAAAAGCCACACTACCACTATAAGTTCCAGGTTGAGCAGCAGTTAACGCACCAGGGATAGCCTGCCCTAAAGCAGGACGAGAAAATGCTTCTTCACGTTTTTTCTTTCGAGTTTGGGATGTGCTCCTGCTACTACCTGACCTGGAATATGAACGAGAACTTGAATACCCACTAGTACGAAAATCAACCATTTAAGTCCGCCCCTCAATTTCCGCAGTAGTATTATTCGGTTCACCAGCCTGTTGAACAGGCTCATTCTGCAATTGCATTTGCTCAGCCGACACACTATTCAATTGCTCATTCTGCAAACTGGCAGGGAAAGTCAATTGAATTTCAATATTAAGTTGAGCCAACAACTGCTCCTCAATATACAATTGCTCAGTCTTAACAGACTGCTCATAAGATAAATACACAATCTTAGCACTAGCATCAGTAAATTCCTTAGCCGAACCCACAATAATCTGAGGAACATTAACAGTCTGAAAAAAATAATCATTCAACTGATTAATCCACGTTAAAGGATTCAAAGTAGCATTAGCAGCAGTAGTCACGACCTCAGGCACAACACTACCCTTAGGAATATACATATTCTCACCACTACCCTTAGCCCTATCCATCTTAGTCTTAAAATTAGAGATCTGCGTAGGATCATCAGTATCCAAATGCCAAATAACCAAAGGCTCAACATTACGATGCAAAACCCGCTTCCAATCATTCATCGCCTCATTCCTGGCAAGAATAATCCATTCAACCGCAGGAATTATTGATATACCATGTATTTCATCAGCGATACGTTTTCGAGACAAATGCAAAATCTCACCCGTTTTAAACTCCTTAACATCCTTACTACCAGGCGTGTTCTGTTCATACCTGATGATACGCCCTTTATTGTTATACACAATAGTAATAGAGCTAGGGTCGAGAGGTTTCAAATTCACGAGAACATCATCACTATCACGTATAATCTCAGCGAACGCATCACCAGCTATAGTATAAGTCCTAACCATATTACTAATGATCGTATTAAAAGTATCCTTACCATGCCCCTTAAAACTATCCAACAACATAGTAGTCGGTTCATCAGCCGTGAAACCAGCACCAATAGTCCAATTAGCCTTAGCATCAACAGCAGTTTGAAGTTCTGGGATGTTTTTGTAATAACCAAACCACTCACTCCAATCCGCATTAGACCACTTAAACTCAGTCTGCAACACACCATCAGTAACTTCAGTAGGCACGCTATAATCTACAAAATCCGACGTTGAACTCCTTTCCGAACTTCCTATATCCGTTTGCGGCATTTTTTTCTCACCTCAAAGCAACATATTGATACGTTACACCATTAGCGTTAGGGTTCTGATTCGCGTTATTATCACCAACCACGAAACCATCAGTGATCACACCCATCAACCATTCACGCCTTATTTTAAAATTGGTATTGCCCTGTAAATGCACGATACACCTATTACCATCCTGATCAGTAGTCATATAAAAATCAACTGCAGCACCAGTAGCCAAGCCATCACGCCAAACCAACACCAGCCTCGGCTGAAAACCCAAACCAGTCACGTTCATCGATACTTGACCATCACCAGTATACTGACCACTCACACAATTCGTTCCCTCAGTAGCAGCAATCACAGTCTCAGGATCAGTACCTAAACCCTCACCCAACGCATCGCTTTCAGGAAACAAACTGCTTTTTAACAAACCAAATTCTAAAACCATTTTCTCATATTCAACTCTTTATTTGCATCAGGTAATTCACCCTCTAAACGCCTCGTGAAAGGCAGGGCATAACCAAAAGTAACCATTAACTCGCCAACATTTTGTCCGACACTAATAATATCTCCCAATAACCGTCCATACTTATCCACTCGATTCGCAGGATTGATTCTGACTTCCACGATCTCATCCTCGATCAACCCCTGTAAGAACGCTTTCGCTTCCTGCCCACGCGTTCCGGTATTGAGCTCTGGAGCATCAATACTCGCCAAACGCAAAGGAAAATCAAAATCACGCCAATCAACTCTGAGAGTAACAGTGTCGCCATCGTGTACCCGCACGACAAGAGCCACGAAATCATTTTCAATTTGAGGATGAGGACTAACAAAACCAAAAGTAGACAAATCATTGTTTGATAATTCGGGATATTTCTTGAAGTCATGTTCATCTGCGAAAAATACCATTATGCATTAGTCATAAAATCCTGAAGTTTTTTATCTCTTAAAAGTGCCAGGCCTCTAAGGGCGGCATCTCTGAGGATATTAATCATATCTTCAGCTTCCACCCGAGTTGTGAAACCAGACATATCATATTGTATGACGTAAATAGCGGCCAAATTTGATGCTACCTCTTTCAAGATACCTTTAACATCAACATTTAAGCCTGAATAGGCATCACTCCAGTTATATCTGGTCACACAATTAATTTGAGATTCAACTTGAGTCATGTAATCATTAACGTAAGCTTCAGCTTTACTTGTTGCACTGCAGTTCGCTCCTGCTTTGCGTTCTACTTCAGCTGTTGTTGCAAATATGCCTGTATCTGCCATACTTGTTTAGAAGATGTTGATATTTATATATTTTTCTATTTTTTTCCTTATTTTTTATTATTTTTCTTTCTTTTTCTTTTTTTATTACTAATACAAATAAACACTCAAACCACGCTCCTTAACACACCAACACGCCCTCACCAAAGCCTCAGCCAAATGACTATAATCACCAAAAATCCGCACCCTACCAGCAATTTTCTCACTATATTCAAAAGTTATTGACCGCATACTCCTCAACAACTTAAGATCACTAATCAACTCCAACTGATGCTGCTCTAACAATACAAGCACGTTAGAGTACAAATCTTCTTTAAGCACAGCCCTGCGTTTCTCCTCACCCTGAATCTCAATAGACTTAGATGCGTTATTCAAGCCCTGCACCTTACGCTTCCCAAGCTTATCCTGCAAAACATCAGTCACAGCACCACCAACACCAGCATCATCCACGAAAATCTTACGAAAACTCCAAACACGGTCTAATTCCCGGACTCTGCCTATCGTATCAGTCGTTGATACTCGCTCCGTCGTTATACATTTCACGGCTCTCAGACGGTCTTTACCAGTGGAGCTGGGCATCAACTCAACAACAACAAAAGCATTCTCATCACCACCATACCTAGCCACATCAACACCCAAATAAAAACTAGAACCAGGCCATCTTTGAGATTTATCCCACTCAATAAAAGTCATCTGCCGCCTCAACAAATCAGTAGGAAAAAACTGATCCCAATCTTCCATAAACTCCCCCTTCCACTCCTGAGCATAAGCAACCTTACTCATCCTCTTCTTCTCCTTCAACAACAAACTACGCGGAATACGAGGACAATCCTCAGAACTCACATGCCACTGACGAAAATCAGGATCACTAAAGCTGTTGTAGAAAAAGCCGCCCTTCCCAAACGGAGTAGAGAGCAGAAACAACCACCCGAACCCCCTTGTCTTACGACTGACCGCAATCATAGGAATAACTGAGTTCCATACAACCTCAGGAATATAAGCAGCCTCATCCGCAATCAGCAAATCGACCGTATAGCCACGTATGAAATGACCCGTCTTTCCCGCCGGCAAACATAAAATCTTAGAACCATTAGTTAACAAAATCTTAGTAAGCGTCGGCGGCTCCTTAAAAATCGACTCACCCTCATGCAGCTCCAGAGTCCCCCTCACTTTCTCAAACAACAAACCAGCCTGACGCTGCGACGCAGCAATCACCAAAATAACAACACCCACATTCCCCAAAGCAAAACGAACAGCCCTCTCCGCCACAACCGTCGACTTCCCCACCTGCCGACCAGTCCGCAACGTAACATTACCCTCATGCTCAATAACCTCACGCTGCCAACGATCCCAACGCCACGAATTATTATTTTTTTCTACCAAAAATTCCTCAACTCCTACACTCAAACAAACCCAGCCACTAACAAGATTCACACCTAACAACTAACTGAACACATTTGGACTTACGGCCGCTCGCCGGGCGAGCGGGCGGCGAGCGTGAGCGAGCCGCAACTATGCAAAAGCGCAGGGCGGGGTACCCTGCGCCAAAACCTTTATATGCATGCCTACGCGGCGGCCACACTAAAAAGCCGCCGCACAGGCCTAAAACGTGCGCACTATGACTACCGCCGCCGTGCGGCGGACTATCTGCTCTTTTGGGGCATGCTAGTATGTTTCTTCTAAATCTTTGCCTGTTATTAATACTTTTTGTTTTTTTGTTTTTATCCACCCTAGGGTAACTAGTGTACTTTTTACCCTACTGACTGTTTGTGGGCTGTAGCCGCATTCTTTGATTATTGCTCTTTTGAGGTCAATTAGGCGGATTTTTGGGCATTTTTGGTCTATTTTGTCGCCGAATTGGTCGTTTTTGGGTAGTTTTTCTCGTATTCTCCACATGACTCTTTGTAATTTTTCTATTGGCATTTTGTTACGTTTACGAAAGGCTTATATATAATGGTTGCGTTTTTTTTTTTTTTTT